GTCGGTTACCCACTGGGACGTTTGTACTCGTCCCCAGCTTCCATTTACACGGAAGCTGTCCACCTACTGTAGATGCTGAACGCAGTAGGTCGCTCTTGACTGGCATAGCGGTCCTTGGGTCTCAGAGATTTCTGAGCTTCAAGGAACCACTTGTACAGTCCCACCTCATCATCGAGGGTCCACTCGCGTGAAACCTCATGAAGATATGGAAGCTTCCTCTCATAGCGATGAAGATCGTCATTCCAACGATCAAACTTCGCTACTGGTAGGTAAGACTTCTTGGTGAGAGCTGTAGAAGTGTCCATCGCCGGTTCGAATCGAATGAGGCTCTCAATGAGAGCATCAATCGGACGAAGTGATGTCCAGAGACCCGCCTCATAAAGGTGGTTTCTGAACTCGACGAAAGACGCTAGTCCAGCTGCATCGCGGCGCGAAGCAGGAATCTCCTTGCGCAGACGGGTCACAGACACGTCATGCCCACGGAAGTATTCCTTGCCACAAGACTCACGGAATTCACCATTCCAGAAAGACTTGTGTTGATTCACCTTGAAGCCGAAGGCCTCGAGTGTCTCAATAACGCTGCCAACCGTGTGTGTGGGGACGATGATATCGTCACCATACACCGAGAGAAGCCCTGCCAGACGGTAGGGCTTTGGCGTGTCTCTGTCTGCTGCCCGCATTCCCATGTAGGCCAGTGTCGTGAAGACAATGGCTTCCAGAGGGAAAGTTAGAGCAGATCCCATCGAGGCGTACTTAGAGAGAGGTATTACCCCATGTCCAGGTACGTCGGCGCGTTCACTACGCACCGCCATCACATACTCACGCAAGTGAGGATATGGTTGCAGCATTTCGTGAATGAGCCACCAGTGGAGACGGTCAGAAGCCTCGCTCAGATCGAGCGTGGCAAGAGAACGATCAAGACTCGCTTTGTGGGCGAGAACCTGATTCCGTTCCTGATCGTCGAATCCGACAATTTCCGAGAGGAAGGTGTTGGATACCTCTTCGTAAATCGCTTCTTTGAGCCCCTGCTGTGCGAATTGTACAGTGGAAGGCTCAATGGCAATGATACGAGGAGTCGACTGGGTTTTTGGAACCGAAATAACCCTTACGGGTATCTCGGATTCCCGGGATACAGGGGCCCCGTGACTCCAGTCACTTGGTACGTTTTGGGTGTAACGCCAGAAGGGGAAGATCCTCTCCAGGCGTTCAGTCCAATAGTCGAAGTCCCACTTCACAAGTGGAGTAAGACCTTCGGCAACCGCACCAGGGCCATGCTTCGGTACGAGCTCCCAGTTAGCGATAAGATTATCGCAGCGCTGAAAAAGCTCCCCGAAAATGAGTCTCGCATTCTCTTTGAAGAATGCGACACGATGATTTTCCAATCGTCGTGGCAGAAACTGCAACTCCCTGTCAGTGGCTACATAGGCACTGAACGCGGCGTCTACCCTCTCGGGGAGACATTCACGTTCGACCTTATGTGTCAGGTAACAGAATTGCCTGACGGCCCAGATCTTTAAAGGATCTGGGTCGGCCAAGAGACTCCCGTCTCTGTCGAAGATACCCGTGACGAAACCTCGCAAGAAAGCGGGGAGACGCCCATGATGTCTAAATGAAGACGCCATGGTGACAGGCCAAAGTTCATCTTCCAGACCCCTTTCGAGGGCTTTGGCGAACTTTGGAAGGGTGATCGTTAGAAACGAATCACCCTCAACTTCGACTCTCTGTGACATATATTCTATGTCACGGGAGACATCGGTCGAGCAAACCTCTCCAAGATTGGAGAGGATGGTGGTGTGGAGCATTGCTAGGCTTTTCACCTGTCCTCCTAACAGAGGTTCGGGTCCTGCCTAGTTTAGCCCTTCCGTCCCGTTGCATAAACGGCCATCGCCGAAATGGAGATGGTCACGAGCAACGAGATGCTGATGACGGCGACGGCGAGCAGGATGCTCGCAGTAACCGACACGTCAGCTTTCCCCGCCGAGAGCCTTGAGAAGGTTCGCGGCAGAGCCAGTCGTGCACCACGTCGCGAGCGCAAGGACCTGGTCCTTGAGCTCGGCACGGGTAAATCCCGTGATGGGTCCATCGATCACGATGTAGACCGACGAAGAAAGTTCCTTGTTGACCGCAGTGATGGGGTCAG